AAAGTTATCTTTCACATCATATAAATCTGCACTATCTCCACCGGTAAACTTCATTACAAAGGCACCATTAACGTATTCGACTAACCCTAATTCTTCACTATCAATATCTCTCGCTATATCTTTATCAAAAAATTCATTATCATGTAGATCTTTAAGCCCTGAGGATTGGATAAGTTCCCATTTCACTCCTAAATCATCAGAAAAGTATGGTGGATCTATGTCGTTTTCATTATCATCCCAAGCCTGTAAATACCAAAGTGAACCATCATCGTCAAATCCTATTGTTCTAATATTCAACCATTCTTTTTCTTTTTTATCCCACGCTCTAAACTTAATCATTTATTCAACCAGCTTTCCGTCGTGCCAGATTAAAGTCATTGTGAGGTCGTTGTTTAGGTATACTGCTTTAACTTTAAACACACTGTGTCTTATAACATCTTTTATAGTTTTATATTCAGTGCTATAAAATTCATAAAATTCGTCCATTTTGTAAAGATTATCTATCACTGTATCTTCCGTAATTTCTTCCTCAACTTCTACTGTGAAAAGGTCGGTTTTAGATATAGATTGACTTGTTCTAACTCCATAACCATCTACGGAAAACTGCACATAAGGACTATATTCATCATGTTCTTTTGTCAAATATAGTTTGCTTTTTGCCAACTCTGGATTATTAAATCCCCACTCAATCAACTGTGGTAAATTCATTTGCTTTTTAGTTTTTATTTTCATAATTTATTACTCCTTTATATAAAAATTTTTAAATTCCGTTTGTAAATTCTCTGCCATTAATATTTACCGTAGCTTTTCATCAAGTCTTGTGTGATTTCTTCCCATGTTTGAATACCGCGTCCGTTTGTGATGTCTAAAATCACACCATAGACGTACTGGTTAATGCTAAACTCTGCACGGTCCTGTTCTCTGTTCACATGGCCAGTCCCCTGACGAATATCAGTACATTGGACATACACTTTACACTCATAACCACTGTGCATTAATCCCTGTATATAGCCCATTTCGGCGATTGTGCCTTGATTATGAGGTAGATAATCGAATATCAATACATCACTCTTACACATTACATTGATGTCATTTGCTACTATTCTTTCTGCTAAATGTTCTTGATCAGCATTTACTTTATCATTAATACTTTCATCATCTTGAGGGGAATGGACCTTAAAGTCTAATCGTTTAAGGTCGTCCCTTTCAAACTGTCTGCGCATTTGGTCGCCTAAATCTAATAGACCGCCGCCTAAATAAATTCTATTGTTCATCTTCCAGTACCTCTTTGTAACGTTCTGCATAGTCGATAATCTTATTAAGTTCTTTCACATTTTCATCTTTACGACCTAATCGTGTAGCATAGCGCATAATGGTAAACATCATTGCCCCTCTAAACATTTCAGGTGTAAACTGCTGTCTACAAAATTCGATTAAGTCAATATCTCCTGTACCTTGATAATGACTTGGAATATCACGGCTTTCAGATTGAGTTGCTTTCTTATGAGATGTCGGTAACTTGTCGAAATAATCTTCGTCAGTAAGTTCTAAAACCTTTTCTTGTCCGTCCGTTCTTACGATTGCCGTATCATATTCAAAATTCTTTTTAGATAAGTCAATGACTGTCGCACAATGTCCACCGTCTGCGATATTCATGCCTTTATAGCTGTAAATAACGATGTGATTACCTTTGTTAAGTTCATGAATTTTAATCATTTAACGCACCGCCTTAATAAATATGTCGTTTTCTGCTAAATACTTGTACCATTTGCTAGGCTTCACACATTGCGGTGTGCCGTCGTACAAATGGGGTTTTAAACGCTTATGACGTTCCTTTTCTAATTTAGCTGCTTTCTTTCTGCGTTCAACATCTTCTATGGCTAGATCATAATGAGTGCGGTCATTTGCTTCAATAATATATTCAAAATCATCATTCAAGATTTCCTCTATATCCTTACCGAGTGCATAATTCTTTTCTAACTGATACTTTTGAATTTGAATTGTTTGCATGACTTTTAACGGAATATATAATGTTTCTTCTGGAAACGCCTTGCACAAATAGATGTCACCTTTTTTAGTCACATACTTATTAGTAAGACTGATAGCATTTTTAAAACTCCACCCTTCACGCAAACGTTGCTCGACCGTTTCGTAATTCAATCCTCTAGTTTGAATAGTCTTTTTATCTTTTGGCTTCAACTCAATAACTCTTTTACCTACATACAATTCAGTTTTAACTGCCATTTTCCTCACTCCATTGCCCATTTCATCTCGAAGTCATCTGCTTCAATCACTTCGCCGTCTATATGGTCCTCTTTATTTTTATAAATCTCGTCTGCTGCTTGTTCCTCTGCTTCATACATGTCCTTAGCGTCTACTTCAATATCTTTTTCGAAAGTTAATGTGTATTGCATCCTTACTATCATTCGACCATCTCAACTTTCATAATGATTTTTGGCGTTTCCCCATATTTTTTAAAACTTTTAACTTCTACAATTTGATTATCGTCTTGCCACAAGTGATTATTTGCAGCATCCAATACTGTTTTAATCAAATTATCTATATCTGGTTTCGTACGTTTATACTGACCTACCATTGCTAATCGCTTCTTGTTACTCCAACTTAATGGCGGAATGAATAAGAATTGCAATGTTACGATTAAATTGTCTTCCATCATCAATTTCGGCATTTGTTTTTGTATAAACCGTTTATGATCCGTATAAGTTTTAGGCATATATGTTTGAACATATTTACCTCTCATAGAAAAACGTGGTCGAGGTGAGCCGATAGGCGCTTTATGTGTTTCGTTGAAATTAATTTCTAATTCCATGTTGCACCTCAAATTCCATCACAGCCGGCGTGTACGCTCTCTTATTTACTTCTACATCTATTTGCTTCTGTAACTTATCGGCGTTGCCATTTGCTGTATCTATGTGCAACTGAGCATATACTGGACTGCATCCTAATATTTCAATGATATTTTCTTTAGTTAACATTAAAAGTTTAATCCTCTCATCCGATAATCTTCGCCATTCATATTGATTGTGGTAGTATTCTTCATCATTCTGCTGAATATCTTGGCTAGATCCTTATTTTGTATTAATTCTTTACTACTGTTGTTAGTTGTGATGATGTTATGCTTGCCTGTACGTGATTCCATTACTTCAAATAGCTTTTGTACTCCGAAGTTGCTTAATGATGTGCTGTAATCATCTAGTACAAGCAAATCAACATCTGCTATCGCTTTATCTAAATCTCTTTCAGTAAGCTGCGATTGTTTGTTGTACGTATCTTTGTAAGTGGTAATCAATTGAGGTACATTCATGTATAAGACTGAATAACCTTTCTCTCTTACTCTCTTGATAGTTGCCATAGATAAATGACTCTTGCCTGTACCATACGTTCCGAACAACAAGATTGATTGTTTATTATCTAATGTGAAGTTGTTAGCATAACGTTCCAGTAGCGCTTTAGCTTTTGCTAGTTGTTGGCTTGTCGGATCATAATTATTAAAGTCTGCGTCTGCTAAATCATCATCGATAATTGATTTCTTGAATATTGCATTAGTCTTAATACGTTGCTGCTTCTTCTTAAAGTTTTCGGTAGACTCTTTGGCTAGCGCTATCATCTTGCAATCACAACCGTCTTTGATGACTTGGCCATTATCAAACTCATAGTAATCATAATCACGACCACACTTTTCACAATGCAATCCCATTTCTTGTTTAACTATTTTGTTTCTGAATTTAGCTTGCTTGGCTATTTTTGAAAAAGCATCCATCTAAAACACATCCTCATATTGCTTTTTCCAATCCTCATCTACTGTGTTAGATTGTTGCTGGTTGAGATAACCTTCAAATTTAGTACCGAATAATGTTTCTGGACGTAGATATTGATTCATCTTGCTATCATTCATCCATTGACTGCTCATGTTGTCTATAACTTGTTTGAAGTCATCTAGGCTAAAGCCCTCTTTAGTTCTAGCTTTAATTAATGATTGAGTCTTTTTAGTAGTGTGCTTATACTGCTTGCCTGTCTTTTCATTCAGATAATCTACTACCTGTTGATACGGTACAGTCGGGTTGCCCGACAATATATTATTGTTAGTAGTCTCTGTAGTAGTCTCTGTAGTAACCTCTGTTAAAGTTTGTTGAGTTTCTTCACTATCCATTGTTAAGTTTGTTGACTTTCCATTGTTAAGAAACTTAACAATCCATTGTGAAGTAACTTCACTATCGACTTTATAATGTACAGTAGGTGCGCCATTAGCTTTTTTTAATGCAGTTTCTACAATCCCCATATTCTTTAATTTCTTTATTGAACGCATTACTTGGTATTTAGATAAATGTATCTCTTCTTCCCATTCTTTATAGGATTTGTAGAAATAACCGTCTTTTCTATTAGTTCGATCTGACCAATAAATTAATTGATTGAGTAACGCAGCAGTGGGATAATCCTCAGTGATTTTTAAGTAAATAACCGGTATAGGAATGATATTATTTTGACCGCTGAATTGTGTGATTATTGATGATATATAGTCTCTGTTATTCATTTAACTCACCTCTTAACAGTTATCTTTCTTCTGTTAATATAATTTACGTTTTCTACTTCTCTTTCTATAAAACCTAGTTTCTCAAGCTTTTTAATAGCTCTTTTAACTGTTGACTCAGAAACTCCATAAAGTTCTGATAACTCTTCGTTTGAAATATCCGTAGAACTCTCAACATTATTTGTTAGAGAATCAAGTTCACATATTAATATTTTTTCGAAAAAGGTTAAATCTTTTCTAGTTCTTACTTCTTTGGTTAAAATGCCTAAGCCTACTGCACTTCTTATGATGGTCATTTTGATTCTCCTTTCAACATTTTGTTAAGCCGATCATCTACTTCAACTTCCATACCGTTATCCAGTAATAATGTTTCTTTATTACCGAGTGTTACATTCTTGATGACGGCAGTAATTGTACCGTCATCTTCTTGAATGTAATTAGTGATTCTTTGCATTTAAATCACTCCTAGAATGGAAGATCATCATCAGAAATATCAATAGGACCATTAGCATTAGCAAAAGGATTATCGCCTGCTGGTGCTTGCCCTCTTTGTTGTTGAGGTTGATTTTTTTGTTGATTGTTATTCTTTGGCTCTAAGAATTGAACACTATCTGCTACTACTTCGGTTACAAACACATGTTGTCCTTCCTTATTCTCATAGCTGCGTGATTGTAAGCGACCATCGACACCTGCTAAACTCCCTTTATTCAAATAATTATTGACGTTTTCTGCTTGTTTACGGAATACAACACAGCTGATAAAGTCTGCCTGTTGCTCTCCATTTTTACTCTTAAAATTACGGTTGACTGCTAGTGTGAATGTTGCTACATCTACACCGCTCGGGGTTGTTCTGAATTTTGGATCTTTTGTTAAACGACCTACTAATACAACTCTGTTAATCATTATTCATTCTCCTTCGCTTGTTTTGACCAGTTATCTAATTTTTTGATGCACACAGTGATTTGACTATTACTTAAATTTTGAACATCGTTGATACCTAGTTTTTGCTGGACATCATCAACACTTACTTGTTTTCCTACAGACTGCATAAGTTCGCTGAATTTCAACATTTCTTCTTTTAGCGTCCCAATCGCTTTAGCATCTGGTTTGGTATATTGCTCACGTTTTTGTTTAGCATCCGCGTCATCCTCATCAGTAGGGATATTGAAGAACTTCATTAAAAAGTAACGTTCAGCATAAGTTAGTGCAGTACCGTGTGCTTTAGAAACGTCATCTTGTTGTCCTACTGCAAAAAACGGAACTTCTAATTTTTCTTGCGGTTTATCTGCATTGATCCAAATGTAAGTTAGCTTTAACTTGACGATATGCTCTGTCTTTCCTTTTGCATTTTTAGTTTCAATTATTTCTTCATCCTCTGTATATGGAATAAGCAATAAATTATGTTCAATCATTTTACTTCTGATTCTGTGTAATACTTGCGAACCACTAACATATGAGTAGTTGTAGCCTTTAGTATCTTTAGTGAATCCATCTATATTAGCTTTAACATCTGCTATCTTTTGGAATAAGTTAAGCTCTTTAGTTTCTTCTGCCATCTATTTCACCCTCAAACTTTGTGACTGTTTTACAGTTACACCTTTGATTTCCTTGCCTTTTTTCAAGTCTGCCAGCAAGTCTTTTTTATTAACTTTAGGCGCTTGTGATACCCAATATTCAGTTGGAATGTACTTTTCCGTTTCGGTGTCTAAACTAGGAGGATTGTTAGCGATTGAGTAACTGTGCAACGCCGTTTTAAATTTAGTTTTGTTTGTGTTGATCATCGCATCTTGCAACGACTCTTTAAGTCGCTTAATTCCGTTCTGATTAGAAGTCTTACGTTGTCTCAAACGCTTAATTTCTTCATCAATAGCTGCGTTGTCTGCTTCTAATGATTGAACAACTGCTTGATAACCGTCTGCTTTATCTTCAAAAGCATCTTCGATACTTGATAATGTGTCGATTAATACTTGTTCTTCGCCCTGTTCTGCAATTAATTCATAAACCTCTTTATACGAGTCTTTTAAATCGAATAATGTAACCATTAGATGTCCTCCAATTCTTCTTGAAGATTACGATAATATTCAATTAAGTTTTCTTTATATTCCAAATCGGATTCCAATTCTTCGATTTTCTCAGTAAGCAATCCGATTTCGTCGTACGCATGATCAAGTTTTATTTCTAATCTCGTAGCTTTTTCTACTACGAATTTATATTCCGCTAAAGGGATTGTGGTGTTAATTTTCAAGAAGTTCACTCTCCCCTCTTAAAAGCTTTTTAACTTTTTCCAAATCTTGTTCAAAACCTTTAAAATCTAAAGAAATTAATGTACTCTTGCAACCTCTTTCATAACTTTTGTCGTGATGAAAGAATAAAATGTAAATTCCTAACTTGTCGTTGAATTCGATAGTAATGCTGCAATCTAAACCAGAAGCATTTGCAAGTTCAATCAAGTCATGCGACGTACTTAAGATATTCATAGTAAACCTCCGTATAATTTGGTATAATTACGTTGTATAATTTGGTTTTGACTGTCAGCAATTGCTCTTGCTTTCAGTCTTTTTTAATGTCTCAATCCATTTGCCAATGAATGCATAAACGCCAACTGCTGCAATTATTGATAGCACTGTTCCATAATGAAAATTTGTAACAGCTATGAATGGTATATAAGATACAAACCAGAATAGTAACGAAATCAACATTTGCATATCTTCCTTTTTGAACATCTAACTCACCTCCCTGAAATGAAAGATTTCGTGAAATCTCTCTTCCAAAAATTTTTCCATCTCTTTTCCGATAAAGCAGTATTGATCATTGTTGTGTTTCGGATAATGTCCAAATTCTTCAATGATACTTTTATACTTCGGTATTTCTAAGATGTTCGCTTTCAACCAATTTCGAGATTTGCCGGTCTGCTCTTCCAAATCTTTCATTGACCACCAAACTTTAGTCATATTAAGCCCTCCTTTAAATTTCAAATTGACTTACGTCTACGCCATACTTGATTGCCATGCTTTTAATCACTGAAATATAAATTTCAATTAATCTAGGTTCATCAGTAATTACATCCAACTTCGATACTTTGTTAATTTGTGTTTTAGTTGCACCTTGCGAAAGCATTTTTGCTTTTCGATTATTTAAGCGTTGATCTAGTTTGCAACGACCTTTTTCTTCTAATAGTTTGTACGCTTCAACTCTCACTTTTTGATGAATATCGCCACCACCTAAATGTTGGGCAATAGCTGCTAAAATTTTGTTAGTATCATTACGCCAATTTTTAGTCTCAATTCCGACAATATTTCTAATTCCAGTGATTTCACGTTTCATTTCTTTGTTAAATTGTTCTTGGTCCTTTTGTACTTTGAACATCATTTCTAAAGCTTGCATTGGTGTTCGCGGTACATTGAGTTGTGATTGTTTAATGTGTTCGTCCATCTTGTGAAATGCGTCTACATACATCGCAGTGAACAGAACGCCTTTTGAACCAGTCATTTTGTTGGCTACCATGTCGCAACCTTTTTTAGTTAAGAGATAATGTTTGTATGACTTACCTGTCCCTGCTTGGTATGCACTTTCTAAAAAGAAATCATCAGAACTCAATTTTGAGTTTTGACTTAAAACATCTTGATAATTTTCTATATCTCTAACTAAATTCGCATGACGTTTACCTGTCATTTCAGCTACTTCTCGACTATCTACATAAAATTCATTGTTTTGTTTTACTACTTGTAATTGATTCATTTAATTTCCTCCTTTATTCCATTTCGAATACTAAATATATTTCGGAAAAACCGAAGTATCAATCAAAAAAAATATTATCCGTACCAATACCTAATACTTCAGCAATTCTTTTAATAGTAGAATACCTAGCATTACTAATGTTCTTATTATCATCTTCGTAATTCTGAATGGTTCTTTCTGTGACAAGTGCTTTCTCAGCTAATTGTTTTTGTGTTAAACCTTTCATCTTACGCCAATTCGCTAAAGGCAGGACGATCGGTTTACCATTCTCGTCTTTAATGAACATTTCCTCACCTCTTTCGATTTGGTATGTACACATCTTATCATTTCGGATATTCCGAAGTCAAGAAAAATATTTCATTTTATCCGAAATTATTTTCGGTTTTTCTATTTTATTTTTCGTGTTTATGTGTATACTATAGGTAGAGATTGAAAAACCACTTCTAGGAGGCAATTAAATGTTTAGCCAAAATTTAAAATACTTACGTCAGAAAAATGGAATGGAACAAATCGACTTAGCACATAAATTAGGCAGAAAAAGTGCCTCTAGTATCAGTGAATGGGAAAAAGGTAAATACACACCTAAAATGGCGACTTTAAATAAACTAGCAGAAATTTTTAATGTAAGTATGGATGAATTAATGAATAAAGATTTAGAGCATGGCGAAAAAGCAGAACCTAAAACTTTAGCTGCTCATTTGGAAGGACAAGATTATACACAAGAAGAATTAAAGAAAATTTTAGAGTACGCAGAAATGGTTAGAAAAAGCAGAGATAAATAAGTAAGGGGTTGCAGCTATATGAGTAACTATGAACGCTTGATGATCCATCATGAAAATATAGCAATCAAAGATACTTTTGAACTACCAGGGAAATTTAAAGGATTTTATACAGACGGTGTTATCTTAATTGATAAATATTTAAGTTATACCGAAAAAAATGAAGTGTTAGCTGAGGAATTAGCACATTCTAAAATTACATACGGTCATATTATAGATGAACGTGAAATATTTAATAGAAAGCTAGAATTGAAAGCACAGCGTTTAGGTGCAGAGATGATTGTTACTTTAAAAGGTATTGTTGAAGCATTTAAGATTGGAATTTATAACCTTTTTGAACTTGCTGAATACTTTGAAGTATCAGAGAGTTATGTATTAGACGCTTTACAACATTACAAAATGAAATTCGGCTTATCAACCTGTCATAATGGTTATCTCATTCGATTTGAGCCGTTGCAAGTGTTTGAATACAAAAATATATGATAAGGAGAATGTAGAATGTTCGTTACAAATATAGATTTCTTGACCCTAAAACGAAATGATAATGATTTAACTATAGAAGATGAAGGTTTTAAAATTAATAAAGTTAAAAGTTTTGAATCTACTCCTCCAGACTTAAATGGAGTGGTTAATATATTATTTACTGTCAACTCAATCGAAACAGAACAATATGAAAAACCAACACTTTGCTTCGCTAAAATTTCATACACTAAAGATGGTGCATATCGTTTTGATGGAATGAGTGCTAAATATATGAATGAAGAACAAAATACATATTCTTTTGAAATATCTTCACAACTTCCATTCGAAAACGTATATAGAACTATAGGCAAGTTATTTTTCATTCGTGATTTTGAATCGTTAAGCAATATTGATGATCCTTTTGAATTCATTAATAGTAACCGTCAAAATCAAATACTAGAACTAAATATTCCTTCATGCCATTTCGAAGGAGGGTTATTATCTGATGACTAACGAGCAGACAGATAGTGTTGTTATAAACTTATTTGATAATCAAGTAGGAACTAAATATGATACAATAGATTCAAATAGTAATGGTTCCGAAGGAGGTAATGGTATGAGCGATTATGTAAACAAAGATGCCTTTGAGCAATTCGAAAAACGCATAGATAATAAATTAGACTCATTGCCAGATAGAATGGCAGATAAAATGGATGCTAAAATTAGTCAGCTCGAAACTAGACAAACTAAATGGTTTGTAGGGATAGCGATCAGTACAGCTATAGGTAGTTTTAGTATAATAATAGGCGTTATTGGATTAAGCTTAAATATGTTTGTCTAATGACCAAATTAACGAAGAACAAAGCAACTTAGATAGTATGTTAGAAAACGGAACAATTTCACAAAAACAATATGACCAATGGTCACAACAAATTAGAAATTAATATTTATGGGTAGCTTGTCTACCCTTATTATTTTATCCCCCTCCACTCTTTGGCGAATAGGTATAAAAATAACGCCTACGTTAGTAGACGCTGAAAGGTGAAATGATATGAAAATTAAAAATTATACATTAACTTATGATAATTATAGAAATTTAATTACCATTTATGCTGAGACAGAGTCAGGTAAACCTTTCAGCTATGTATTTAGTGAAGACCAAACAGTTAGAGAAATAAGAGAGAAGTTAATAGAAATAGCTAATAAATTGGAGCAAAATGAACAAGTAGAGTAGTGTATGTAATACAAAAACCTCAACTACTAATGATATTAATAGCCGAGGTTTTGCAGTTTACTTTCAAAAAATTGGGAGATGTTTATAAATCTACCTATTTTAGGAGAGTATTAATTATACCAAAATCAATTTGAAAATACCAACTTCTATATAGCGTGGGAGCTAAAGAAGCTAGTATCAACTTTTGTAAATATAGGGGTTTTCGCTGCGGTTTCACCCGCATATTTATTTTAACACATTATAGATATTTTAAAAATAAATATGTAAGAGATAATGGCGGAGTATTAAAAGTAAACAAAATAAATTACAATAGCGACTTTTATATCGACGCCGACAATAAAGTTTTGAAACTTGAAATTCACAATACTTTTTATGATGAAATGTAAAATTATGTTCACTTAACAAATCAATAGCTCTAGGGTACACCACCGTACCCTTATTATTTACCCCTCCAGTATGGGGCGAAGGAGGTAAAAGATGGAATTTAACGAAGTTAATAGAATAAAGGAGGTTGAGAGATGGAGAAAGAAAATTTAAAAGAGCGTTTGTTACTTAAATGTCAAGAAGCATTTATCATGGGGTTAGAATTGTATAATAAACCTACAATTAAATATAGAATTGAAGGTTTCTCATTCTTTATATGTAATGCTTGGGAGCTAATGTTAAAAGCTAAATTATTGAAAGATAATATTTCTATTTATTATTCAGATAACCCAAACAGGACTTTGAATTTATCTGATGTGGTTAAAATTGTCTATACTGATAAAAACCAACCATTAAGAATAAATTTAGAAAAGATCATAGACTTGAGAAATATTAGCACTCATTTAGTCACAGAGGATTACGAAACTGTTTATGCTCCTTTTTTTCAAGCTAATATTTTAAATTTTTCAGAACAACTTCTAAAATTTCATGATATAGATATAACTAGAAAAATACCTCAAAATTTTTTGAGTTTGTCTGTAAATATGGATATATTGAATAATGATGAGATACGTGGAAAATATTCACCAGTCATTGCTGAAAAGTTAATAACTCAAAAAAATGATTTAGAAGTTGCACAAGAAATAAATAGTTCTAATTCGTTAGTTATTCCATTGCAAAACACAATAGTGATTACAAAAAATCCTAAAAATGCTGATTTTTCAGTAAATGTTTCAAGTGATTCGGATAATAACGCTACAATTTTAAAAGAGTTAAAAGACCCTAATGATAAATACAAACTGAGTTTTAATAACGTAATTAAAGGAGTTAATAAACAGCTAAAAGCTAAAAACTTAACATTCAACTATTACGATAAAGCTAACGATAAAAATGAATTTAATCAGTATACTCTAAATTTAATAATTAAATTTTACAATTTAAAAAATGATGATAAATATGCATATCATTTTGCAAATGTAACTAGATATTCTCAACAAATTATAGACTTCATAGTTAAAGAAATTAAAAATGATTCTAATATAATAGATAACATTAAAAAAGCAAATAAAAAAAGATAACCCCAGGGTCATAGGAATTCTCAGCTTTCGCCTACCCCCATTCGGGGACCCAGAGCTAATCCTTCTCGAGTTATCTTAATTTTATTATATGACATTATAGGTAGTAATTCAAGAATTATAATTTTAGGGTACACCCCTACCCTTATTATTTTTTTACTTTTTTTGAGGAGGAATTACAATGACTGTCAGTAAAAGAAAGGAACGCAACACATGGCAATACGCTTTCGGTTATGAAGGTAAAACTTATCGCAAAAGCGGTTTTAAAACTAAAAGAGAAGCAACAGAAGCAGAAACAAAAGCGCGTGCAGAATTGTCAGAAGGTATGCAATTTGATAACGATGTAACACTGCATGATTATTTTAAAGAATGGGCAGAAACTTATCGCAAGCCTAATGTGTCTGAAATTACGTACAGAACCTATACCACTATTATTAAGTTATTAGACAGTGATAAAATCGGTCATACGCCATTAAAAAATATTACTCGCAGAATGTATCAGAAATTCATCACAAGTTATGCAGAAGCACATTCTAATGAAACCATACGTAAATTCAATGGTAATATATCTACTGCAGTTGACGATGCTGTGCATGAGGGTATTGTCAAAAAGAATTTCACTTATAAGGTCACGTATAAAGGCGAAGTTGAAGCACAAAAAGAAGATGAAAAATATATTACTGTGGCAGAGTATACCAAATTGAAAGAAGCCGTTAGAGAAAGTAATGCACGATCATCACTTATTTTATTCATCATGATTGCTACGGGTTGCAGAATAAGCGGTGCAATCAGATTACAATATGACTTTATTAATAAAAAATATTGTACTTTGTATATAGATGAAAACAAAACAGATACCTCCCCTCGTACTGTTTCGATTACGCCAAACGATATGCAGCATATTCTAAGTGTGATTGACAGTTGTCCGAAAAATATGAGCGGATTGGTTTTCGACCCCATAACGACTAATGCAGTAAATAAAGCACTCAAAGGTTACTGCCAACGATTGAATATAAAACCTATTACATCTCATGCTTTACGTCATACACATTGTTCTTATTTATTAAGCAAAGGTATATCTATTTACTACATCTCTAAACGATTAGGACATAAAAATATCAAAACAACTTTAGAAGTATATTCTCATTTATTAGAGGAAAGTTATGAAACAGAAAACGATAAAGCTATCAATGCTTTAAAAGTTTTATAGCGGAACTACACCATAACTACACCAAATGACCGAAAACACTGGTATTCAGGCGTTTATACAATCCCTCCCAGGACGTTTATTTGAGTCTGTAACCCTTGTGGTTATGGGCTTTTTTATTTTTATAAGGGGAATTTAGGGAAAATAAATTTAATAAACTCTTATATTACGAACGCTAAAGATATCTGAAACAGAGACACAGTTTATAAAACTGATAATTAATATTGTTAAATAAAAAAACCACTACTTTGTCTAAAAATAGTGGTTACCTATAATTTTTCTGAAAATAACAAAAGCAGAGTGACCGCTCAGTTAATTTTATTTGTAGTAAGACACCGTCAAATTTAAACCGTAAGGTTTTTCTTTTGTCTTAATTTTATCTTCAAAATCATCAAATTCCTTATATTTCCCGCCGTAAATGTACGCATTACAAGTAACTATATTATCAATATAATTATTAAATATAGCTGCATCCTCTTTAGGAATATATCCAATATGGAATTCACCATATTCGTTTGAAACCATAACTTTTATAGCATTTGTATCAATCTATTATCAGGTTCTTTTTCTAAATAAACTCCGTGAATACTTTCGTAATCTTGTATTTCGTATATTTTATCTCCGAACTCCAATTCTTCTCTTAGTTCAATCCCTCTTAAATCATCATACAAAGGATAAAATTCTTCATTTTTTTCATAGCATTTATCATTTTCTTTAGTTTTACTCGTCTGTTCTCATAATTCAATCCTACCACAGGAAATGATTCGTAAAAAAGATTATCTTCATCATTTTCACTCGCGAAACTATTAGTTATTTTATTTGGAGTTTCTTGTTCTACTGGAAAACAGAGCGGCTTTATGCGTTCCTCATTAATTGAATGATCAACACTATCTTCCTTGGCAGATTCATTGTATTTAGAATTATTTTCAATATTTACTTTTTCATTTTTTGTATAATTTATTTTTTTATTTTGCTTTTCTTTTACAGGTTTTTGATTTTCTTCGTATTTTCTTTCATCCTGCTTCTTTCGATATTCTTCTTCAAGTATATTTTTTAAATAGTTTTCTTTGGGATTATTCTTTTCGTTCATCTTTTTGATTTTCACTAACTTATAAATGCTAAATATCATCAATAATAAGAATGCCAGTAACAGTATAATATCTATTGTTTCTGCACCTTCTTCGCTGATAGTAATAATTCCGCCTATAATCATAAAAATTGAAAAACCCATAATGATACCGTATATAATTTTTTTCATAATAATTTCCCCTTGTTTTTTTATTTATCTAATCCAGCAGATTCAAATTATCCCTTAATCCATTCGTTGTGCGCTTCTATATTTGCATTATGTTTTGCGACTTTGGCATCATATTCACTTGCTTTATCTGCCATGGATTGTACATCTACTTCATTTATATATCCTGAAGGATTATCAGTTTTATTTTCATGAGGATAATTATAATCCAAATCTTCTGACATAGAAGGTTTATTATGTTGAGATTCTTGTTGTATGGGTGCTTCTGTATATTGTTGAGGTGCACCAATTTGCGGTATATCTACTTGTTCATGTTGAGGTTGTTGATCAACTTTCTGTGTTGTATCTTCTTGTTTTTCAGAAATAGTTTTATTTTGCTTTTCATCCTTTTTCTTAGCTTCAGTAGGTTTGGTTTCTTTCTTTTTGCTTTTCGATTTTTTATCATCAAATTTGCTTTCTTTCTGTTGTCCGCATGCAGTTAATACTAAAAAACTTGCTAGCAATATAAATAATACCTTGTTCATTTATATCCCTTTAATTTTACTTATCTGCAATTATTTTAAGCAGCCGGATGATTTCTTCATTCTGTTTAATCAATTTATCTTGTTGTGCGATATTAATAAAATTCTGCTTTTGTTGGCTCATGTAGTAATTGTATTGTGCTTGTTTTTCCATATTCAATGTGAATTGGCCGACTGCATGATAAAAGTTATCAAAATTTGCAAATATTTGTTGATGTCTGAACGCTTCTATTGTTGTATTGCTAGGATTATTTATACCTTGTGTTTGAAAGAAACCGATCAGTTTATCATATTGTTTTTGTTCTGGTGTTTTTTCTTCAGAAATTCATTTTCTACGGAAAGTTTCATTTAATTTATTGAAAAATTTTTCCTTGTCTTTTTTAAATATTTCTTTGTATAAAATGATTAACTTCCGTTTGTCCTCTATCGATAATTCTTTCCATTGTCTTTTTTGCCGTTTATCTAACACAGCTAAAATATTCCCCTCTGTCATGGTTTCTCTAAAACCTAATTGTTCCATTCCAATACCCCTTTCGTATAATAGATTTGCAATTGTTTAAACTCAACCATATGTTATTTCTTTTCAATATGGTACATATAACTCAATCCTCTTAAACACAATTCTAATCTATTAAAACATTAATTAACACATAAAATAAATGCATTTTCAAAAAATATAGGCGTTTATATATGTATATATTAAAAAAAGCCCAACTTATTAAAAAAACTTGCCTTACCCTTTCACCTTTCGCATCCTTTACTAACCTTATTCATTGATGCTTTACCTTCAGTAAGCACCTCGAATATAATATTCTTTATCTATTCCGTTTGCCTCTATAACTGATTACAACTTATCGAAAGATATATTTCTTTAATAAAAATAAAACCTTTTTCACTAAACATGTCCCCTTTTCATTGTAAATATCATTTATAAATCATTTTAATGTATCGAAAGATAAATTAAAAATACAAATTGGATTTATAATAAAAAAGTTGAGAAAAACGAAAATAAGTCCTATTATCAGTAAAATTTTAAGTTTTTTGGGTATAAATATTAAAACAAACAAAGGGGTTTTCAAAATGGATATTAAATACATGCAGCAATTAGATTATCTTTTAAAGTACATTGGTAATAACACATCGAACTATTCTAATAGATACAAATTAATCTTCGAATACAATAACTTTATATATGAAGGAGACTTCATTCCTGAACTCAGATCACTAAATGTAGTTTTAAAAGATGTCACAAGTTTTGATGATGACGATTTAAACTTAATCAGTTTAAAAAATGAAAATGCTTTTGAAACAATTAGAAAACATCAATCATTATTCGGTAAATCTTATTTAAAATTACTGACTGAACGCATTAATGATTATGAACCTCAAGATTATTTCCGACTGCTCGTAGATTCTCTTGAAAAGTATCCAGTTGAGTTCGAGAAAGAATTGCCACCCTACGTCTATAACTTAAAATCTGAAAATCAAATTCATCCTTTAAATTTAGAGATTATGAAAATTCCTAGCGATGCACAATTCGATTTTGTAAGCATTGTTAAAATAAATGAAGAATAA